GATTGAAGATATTCCGATGAAAAAGTGGTTCCATATTGCAATCCGTCTACAGAATAAAGTGTTAGACGTGTATGTGAATGGTGTGGTGAAATCGAGAAAGAATTTCACGAATCTACCAAAACAGAATTACCATAATGTTACTGTAGGAAAAGGGAATGGATTCAATGGTTCGATTTCGAATTTGCAATATTTCAATTATGCACTGAATGTATTTGAAATCAATAATATTGTAACGAAAGGTCCAAATACAGCATCGAGTGATTTATCTGCGGATGCAGCAGGAAAAGGCGGTAATTATTCATATTTATCGAATATATGGTATCGTTCGTAATTGTAATTGTAAAAAATCGTAATATACTATACTGAATCATGAGTACTCCAAATAATTGTACAAATGATTTAACAGATTTATTAGTTCAAAACCAACAGAGACAAAGATTTAATAGTAATCGTCAATTACGGTTTCAGCTACAGAGTCCATATACACATACAACAACGGATGATGGTATGACACATTCAGAAAGGACCGCTCAACGTAAGCATGAATTAGACCAACGTCGTAAAGCAGAAATATTGAAATATAATAAGAATGGGGGAAAACAGAGTAGGAGAATGGCATATGCGGCGATTAGTCAACGCACGAGACAAAACCCGAATAACATATGTGCAATTGGACCGAAAACATTAAGTGCATCAAATGTACCAAAGGACCGTCATAATCCATCTGTACAGACATTGATTCTAGATCCGACGATTGAATTGTACAATTATTTACCACGTACAGACCCATTTCCAAGTGATGAAACAGAACAGATTGTGTCATATCGCTTTCACAAAGACCAAAATAAAAATATATTATACACATTTGACTCGTTACGAAATGAAGTGGCGAAAACGACATATTCAATGACAACGGATGTTCGTATTGGTTATTTAGAATTCAATGAATTGGTGGATAGTGAAATAAGTACTGTACAGATTGATTTGGATGTATATTTACAGTTCGTTGATATATCGTTGGGTACGGTAGGTGCTGTAGAAAAGTATGACATAACATTTCCAAGTATACAAGACCAAGTGAAACCAATTCATTTGTATTTTTCGGATAGGAATGTAGATAATACGATTACGTATAATCATACGACGTATACGCCAAGTGTGATGGGGATATCGAATGAGTTAATAAGTCCGCATATAAATGGTACGTATACGCATGATATCCCGGTTAGGATACAGACGATATTGGATATACCAAGTGTAAATGGATATATTTATGAGTTAAGGGCGAGTTTCAAAACTGTAGATATTAATCCGCAGTTTAAAAATAGTACGAGAGTGTCATTACTGACAGGACAGAATGATGTGAATGTTACGGTGCTTGTGCCATAGAATATTTGAAATGTTCGAGGGTTTAATGTGTAGTGGGATTTAGGCACATTTGTTCATTTGGGAATATTTGTCCAGAGAGGCATTTGTCGCTATCAGCGATGGAAATGCATCCGCGGCGATTTTGATATTCGCCGACGAGACACCAATTTTGTTTAGAAGAAGTGATGGATTTTTGGATGGTATTTTCGGGTATATCGGGGGATGGTTCATTATGTACACGATGTTTGGTTTGTTCCATACTTTTCTGTAAAGAAGATGTGGTTGGGTCTGCTTCTTCGCTGGCATCGATGAGAAGATTGCCTACATTTTGTACTACACCGTCGGCAACATCAACCGTTGTTTTTACAGTATCAGCAGCAACATCAGAAGATACGTTGATGACTTGTCCAGTAGAATATCCGATTGCAGCTAAAAATTTGGAGACAAATTTGGTGATATTGACAACGGATTGAATACTATCACCGAAAACGTTAAACATGTTTATGCCTAAATACAGTAAAACGATTACCACTATTAAGATAATAATGACAATCCATTTCGTATCAAAAGAGGAAGAAGAAGACGAAGAATGCATTGTACTGCTAGTACTACTGGACTCATTCGTGGCGGAGGTTGTGGCGGAAGTGTCACTCAAAGAAAGAGATTCGGCGAGAGAAGTTAATGGGGATGAGTCGCTTTTAGGTGGAAGTGATTCTTCTAAACGGTTCATGTAAGTAATATAGTTGGATGGTTATGTGGTATAAATGGATACGTTAATATATTAAACATCTAGGTTTTATTGTGCCTAGATAGAACACATGAAATGCGTTAATACATATATAAATAAATTCTGTTTACGTTCCATATAGAACATCTACGGGATTGCATAATAAATACTTGTTTTTCTGTACTGTAAACAATCATGCCGATTTCACAATATGTGGATACATTCTTTTTCATTAGTTTAGGAGTTACATTTATTTTGCTGTTTTTGGTGGCTTTTCATTTTAAGACACGTATTAGTCAAGTCGAGAGAAAGAATGAGACATTGACGGAGATATGTACTACGTTAGTATCCGAGATTGGGTTATTGAAGACATCTGTACAGAAACAGCAAGTCGTGATGTATGACGAAATACCGAATGTTCGTTATTCGAATTTGGATACAATGGTGTATACTCCAGGAATGTCTGCGGTAGAAGATGAGGATAGTGATGATGATGATGATGATGATGATGATGATGATGAGGAGGGGGAGGAGTCAGAACATGCACTAGAGCAAGTGATTGTAGGTGATGATGTGGATATTGACGATGATACGATATTGGATGAAGAGAATGATGTGATTGTGTCAAATCCAGTGATTTTAGAAGACGAACATAAAATCGTATTAATGGACCAAAATATTTTGGATGTTTCTCTCGTAGATGATAGTAAGAGTGAGACAACAAGTGATATTATACAGGAAACAGTAAATGACGTAGTGGAAGAAATCGAATTGGATATCCAATCGGAAATGACAACACCAACGCTAACAAATAATCAAGGTTCTCTCGAACAACCATCGATGAATGATTACAGTAAAATGACTCTTCAGAATCTACGTACGGTTGTAATTCGTGAGGGATTATGTGCAGACCCATCTAAAATAAAGAAGAGGGAATTACTAAATTTGGTAAAACGTGCATTATCGCGTAATGAACAACAAGGTCAGTCCAATGAATCCAAGGATGATAGTATAGTAGAGGATGTTGAAGAAAACCAAGTCATAGATACGGAGGCAGAAAAAGAATCACAGGAGCTAGTCGTGGAGGAATTATAATAAAGAAAATGCTTTAGGGTAAAACGCATATTGGAAATATTCTCTCATATATGTATATTGTCTGTAAAAGAATAGAATCATGTTTTCATCCGTTTCGACATTGAAAGGACAATCGGTATATGAATCCTATCCACAAATGGAGACGCCGTCCACAGCGTATAAAGCGAATAATAAATATGCAAATTTCCCACCAATGACACATGATGGGCGTAATATTACATCATCATGGCAACCAGGGACATTTGTAGATGAGGCGATACGCAAGGATAATCAGATTGTCTCAAATTGGCAGTACAGACGTTATTTAACAGATAATGCAGAACAAATCCGAAGTCATAATTTCAAGCAAGCATGTAATGATGTAGGATATTATGTACGGAATGAACCAGATGGTAGTGACCGTTCTACCACGTACAAAACACCATATGTGTATAAGGATAGTCAGGCTCCTGTACAGCATGTCGGAGCGAGCGCAAGCGAGCTCAAAGAGTTATACCTTACAAAGGAACAATTGCAAGCACGTCAAGTAGTACCATCTATTACACAAGCCGAATTATTGCAAAACTGGGGTTCTTATATGCATCCACATTTGACAAAGGAGGCAAAGAAAGAATAGGCATATATTAATACATATCGTTAAAACAACAATAAAAAACAATACAATCAAAATATATTTTACGGAAGAAATACAATTAGACATAATGAGAGATGATATCTATACATTTCTCTCATTATCATCATGGATTATAAGATTATAAGTTTCGACGTAGGAATTAAGAATTTAGCGTACTGTTTATTTCATGTAAAATCAAGTGCAGATATTTCCATATTAGAATGGCAAGTCGTGGATTTATTACAGGTTTCTTCAGATGTACCAATACAGTCAACCACACAGTCAGTCGTTCCCTCCAAACCGCAGCATCCAACATGTTGTCATATGATTACTGTAAAAAAACAGCAACATGCATGTGGTAAAAAAGCAAAATATATGGACCCAAACTCAACCGCACCGTATTATGTATGTGAGAGACACGCAAAGCAGGAAACATACAAATTGTTGTTACCAAAGAAGGAATATTCAGTTGCATCTCTCAAAAAACGTCCAGTCGCGGATTTAAGAGAATTAGGATTGTCTCTCCATATTTGTGAGACATCTTCTGTAAAAAAGACAAAGGATGTTCTTGTACAGGAAATTCATGCATGTTATGTACGGAAATGTTGGCAACCAATACAAACACAGGTGAATCCGATGGATACATGTGCATCAAATCGTAAAATCATCGCGGCTGTAAAAAATACGAAAAAGGCAAGTACAGTTGATTTGATTGTGGTTGGAAGAAAGATTCATGAATATTTCTCTCGGTGTGCATGGATGAGAGATATTACACATGTATTAATCGAAAATCAGATTACACCAATTGCAAATCGCATGAAAACAGTACAAGGTATGCTAACACAAGAATTCATTGTACATGATTGCCCAACAATTGAGAATATATCGTCTTTCAATAAGTTGAAAGCATTTAGTAAGAAAACGGATGTATCTGCTGTAGAAACACCGGAGTTGCCATTACTATCAACGGATTCTGTACAGAATGATGCATATCGTGCACACAAGAAAGATGGTATTACGTATTGTCGAGAGAAATTGCAGGATTATCCAGTAGAATGGACGCAACATTTTAATACGTATGGGACAAAGAAAGACGATTTAGCGGATGCATTCTTACAGGGTATTTGGTATATTCACGAAAAATTAATGAAGAATACGACAAATATAAAAATAAATAATGAGATTTCACCATAACTAAACAACTCTTTTACTATTAGACCAGAACTGTATTATTCCAACACAAAAAATCAAATGGACGTAATTGATATTGATTTAGATAACATTGTTTCGGACCTTCCCTCATCCTCTTCTGGACCATCTGTGAATTTTGGAAGTGGAATCGAATTATTGATGAATGATAAAAAGAAATCCGGTTCAAACAAAGTGGATTTAGGCGAATTAGATAATTTGGAAGCTGAATTGAATAATCTCTCCACGGGAGGAGGAGGAGGAGGAGGTGAAAGCAGTAGTTCAAAGCAGATTGGTGGTTTCGGAAGTAGTTTAGGTGGTTTTTCGAATATGTTTAGCAGTTTTGGTGGAGGCGGAAGCAATAGTTCTACAGAAAATATGGGAGCGAATGATATGCCATATGAAAGTGATGCGAATTTAGGTCAAGCTTCAAAAAATACAGGTATGGGTTCTGATGGAGGTAGTGGTTCCCAAACATGGGATGGTTTCAGTAAAGTATCAGGTGATATTCCACGTACCAATGCAAGTATGAATATGACAGAACGAGAGAAACGCCGTAAGAAACGTATGATGATTAAAAAACTAGAGGAATGGCGAGAGAAGGGAACATACAAACATGGAAGTAGTTTTGATATGGATTCACCATTCGACGAAGTAGAAGATGAATATGAAGGCGCTTTAGAAGAAAAACGTAAACGTGATGGAATCAAATTGCAAGGATGGTGGTTTACTACAGTGATTAATACATTAGAATATGGTAATGCACTATTGAATCCATTCGATTTAAATCTAGATGGATGGGGTGAACAAGTAAGTGAAGATTTAGATAGTTATGACGAGATATTTTCAGAATTACATGAAAAATACAAAGGTGGGAAAATGGCACCTGAAGTTTCTTTACTGCTCCGTGTTGGGTTTTCCGCTGCTGTAGTAAATATGAGTAATAAAATGTTGAGTTCCGCAACTCCAGGATTCGGAGATGTGATTAAACAGAGTCCAGAATTAATGAAAATGTTTTCCAGTGCGGCAGTAAATACAATGAGTCAACAAAATTCCGCATTTGACTTTGCACGTAGTATGATGAATAATCCCCCAGAACAAGTCAATACATCATTCGGTCCTCCACCTGCGCCTGTAGAAACCAAGAAGCAAGCACCACCTACTCGACCAGGCGCAATGCATTTTACACAATCACCTGGAAATCGCCCAGATATTTCGGCTGCTGCAGCGGGTGGTGGTCCAAATAGTAATCGTGGACCCATGTTCCGTGAAGGAGGAATTGATATGAATCAACCCTCGAATGTGCGCGAAGCGCACATGGCACCACAACAATCGCAACGTCCAGAAATGCGTGGTCCACCAACCACCGACATTGATATGCTTTTATCTGGTCTAAAAAAGAAACCAGATTCTGCTCCATCCCCTCAACAAGCCCCATTTGTATCTACAGTAACTGGAGATGATTCTATGATCAGTGTAACTTCTTTACGAGACATGAATAGTGCAACCATGCCAAAGAAAGTCGGTAATCGCCGTAGAAATACATCCGATAAAAACACTATTTCATTAGATATATAAACCCAAGTGTTCTTTTGCTGATATAATACATATTGCATATATTGATATCCTATATCTATTCCCATCCCAATCCCCCATGTCGAATCACCAATTGAATCCATTGAATATATCGAATACGACTCGTGTAGACCAAATGAAAACTGTACAAGCGGAAGCATTAGAGTTATTTACAAAGAAAAACCAAGATTATGGTGACGCATTCGCGAAATATGGTGTCATCGGTGTACTTATGCGAATTGAAGATAAAATCCAACGTGCATTAAGCATCAGTAAAAATGGTGTAGTTCTTGTCGAAGATGAAAAAATACGTGACACTTTACTGGATTTACATAATTATGCAGCAATGGGGCTCATGTTACTGGATGAATAAATCTATACATTCTGTAGAAAACACATATATATACAAAAAATGGATTTGTTTGTATATATTCTTACATTATCGTAGAATACTACACAGTCGATACACACTTCCTCCCTCCCCCCCATAATGTTTTATTCGTTTTGCGAGACAGTTGTTGTGAAAGTCGGATTTATTCTTTTCGAATTATTCCATTATGGATTTCATACAGTAAAAAAAATAAGAAATTCACTAATTACATTTTACGAGGAAGAGCCAAAAAAAAGAATCCCAATCGAATCGAGTGTTTACTGTAATACATATGAATTGGTCGAAAACAAATTCCGGTCATATGAAGGTGAAACCAATTATATATGTAATTCACAAGCATTTAGACATTCATTTCAATTATTCGCTAGTTTATTGCTTACAGATGAAAGCCATTTTCTCCCAGATATTATGTGGGAATGTAAACTATCCCCATCACAAACACTTTGTGCAACTTCTTGGAATAACGCATATCGTAAAAATGATGACACGTATTGTATTGCACCAGTATTAGATGCATATGAAACCGCTATCATAAAATCCGAAGCATCCAATATGAGACATCATTTTTTATACGTAGAATACAATCATCCATTAATGTCTGCTCCAGTAGAATTGGTAATCCCTCCATCGTATTATTTAGTGGCAAATGAGATTTTCAGTCCATCTTTTGTGCATTATTTAGTAAAAGAAGTTCATCATTTACATGTGGAATTCGATGATAGATATACAATTACTATAATGGATCGTGAATGTGATACAACCATTATACAATCCAACGAATATATGATATTAGGAAAAAACGATTTCAAAATTTTCCCTGTAAAAATATAATTATTATTATACACATACTATATATACTGTACTATTGAATCCCAAACCCGATTCTAATTAACACCCTACTGTACATATAGTTAATGCCAGCTACAAAACCCAAATCTGCGTGTACTCGTATACAAAATTTAGACCATTGTACAGACCCATGTACCAAAGTAGTACCCAAGAAATCAGGAAGACGTCCATATTGTCGTACAAAGCATAGAGGCAGAAATGGAAAAGGATGTGCAAAAGGAACCCGTAAAGCATCACCAAAGGCATCTACTTTAAAACGTAGACCATCCGCAAGTAGTCCCAAACGTGCGACTCTTAAGAGAAGTAAATCAACTTATGCGACAATTGAGCAATTTCAAGAACTGAACGACCGTTTAGCACAAGTAGAGACCAAGGTAGTTATGATGGAAAATACTGCGGCAATTGCAGCTGCACCTGTATCTGAACCAGAATCAGAACTTATTACAGAACCAGAAGTACTTGCCGAGACAATGGAACCAACTGTACCAGAATCGGAAGAACCCACTTCGAATAACGAAGCCGAAGCTGCTATGGCAGATGCGGCTTCTCCGGAAGAAGATGTAACAAGTGTATCCAGTACAACCGAAGAAGTTCCTTCTGAACAACAACCAGAGAATGCAGTACCAGAAGCAGCAACAGAATCTCCAGAGGCAGACCCAAATGCAACAAGTAGTGTGACAGGTGCAATTTCGGATGCAGTAAGTAATGCACCAGACCCGGTAGGTGAATTAGGAAGTTCGATTAGTGATTCTATTTCGAGTATGATGTCACCATCTCCGACTGAACCAAAGACAGAATAATCTACTACATGAGATGAAAGCTGTAAAAAATATATATAAAGCGTTGAAATACTTTCTATAGTATATTATATGGCATGGCAGCTGTACTTGAACATCGCAACATGTCTTTTGATCGTCTTTCGATTGGAAGCACTGATTCTGTATCAAGTATTACGCCCATGTCACCACAACTCCAGATGTTGAATGACAAATGGGTTTTATATCACCATTTACCATCCGAGAAAGATTGGACGTTGACTGGTTATAAGATTTTAGACAAAGATATATCTACGGTAGAACATGTAGTTTCATTAAAAGATGCTTTACCAGAAAAAATGATAAAATTTTCGATGATGTTCTTTATGCGAGATGGTATAACACCATTATGGGAAGACCCACGGAATTGCACTGGTGGTTGTTTTTCATACAAGGTATTCAATAAACATGTAGAACAAGTTTGGAAAGATATGATGTGTCTCATTACTGGTGAATCTTTACTGGTAAATGGTGCAGATAATAAAAGTGTAAATGGGATTACGATTTCTCCCAAAAAGAATTTCTGTATAATAAAAATTTGGATATGTGATATGGAGCATCAAGACCCGAAAATAGTAAATCATGTAGATAATTTAACACGTCATGGTTCGGTTTTTAAAACACATGATGGATAGGATGACAGTAAGAATACAGTAGAATACAGTAGAATATATATCACACAGTTATTATGATTCGGTTGTGATATATATATATGTGTGTGTGTGTGTGTGTGTGTGTGTGTGTGATTATGCATCAGTATCGCCTAATGGTGGTAGAGATGAGAGGCATAAACGGATATCACCCATGTTTGACCCAATGTCGTATTTGATGATTAATGGTAAATCGTTCTGTAGATAGATTTCTAGATGTTGACATAATGGGGTGCATTTAATGAAATTATTGAGAGACTTTAGGGGAAATTCACCACACATTACAACGGAAGGGTCTGGTTTGCGATGAAATTTGATGGCGTCGATTTTGTCGTCAATTAATTCGCTATTATCTTTCTGTTCTGTACGGAATATGCGGGATTTAGCGAATGGTCCAACACAGGAAAAGATGAGGTCATCGCCTACAGATTCGATTTTGATGCGGTCAGATAATCCGGTTAAATCACGAATGATTTTCTGGAATCCGGCACTAGGCATATGGATAATTGCGGAATAATTTACTTCAGGGACTTCGAGTTCGTCTTCATCGGGTTCATAGAGTCGTAATTTATAGTTATTGCATTGGTTGATTTTACCGTTATCATACTGTAATCCGAGATGTGAGACACTTCCTTCGCGATAATCGGTTTCATCGATATACATGGTAAATAAATCGTCATTAGAAGTATTGGAAATCAATTTGAATAAATGTAAAGAATTTGCGCAAATAACGATTTTGTCGGGGGTGCATTGATGTTTCTCGAATAGTAATCTTACAGCAACTAGAGTCGTGTGGTTTTTATCGAAATTGGTGATTTTTAAACCGTTTTTATCCAATACCATGGTGACATCTGGGACAAGGTCTTTTAGTGCGCTGAATAGATTCCGTATGGGGGAAATCTGTATGGTTTGCATGGTTAAAACATTTTTGGTTACATCCATATTTCTAACTTTTTCTCACACGACCTTCTGTAAAAAATGCGTTTATATGGCAAGAAAAAAGGAGGATTTGTTTATATTAATTTTTAACGAAAACGATACAACTGTATTTGTCTATTTGTCTACTTTTACTTTGATTGGTAACTGATACTTATAAAATTCGGCAAGGGCAACTTCTACGCTATTTCCTACAAATCGGGAATAATATGATGTTTCATTAAACATGTCTCCATCACAGTATCTTCCACTACATGATGGTTGTCCACAAGAGTTGCATTCTTCCTCTACCGTTTGAAATGTCAAGTAATAACGGTCCTTGTGTGTTTTTTTCTTGGATATTTTCGAGAGAAATAATGTGGTTTTGCTCGTCCGTTGGGTGATAAGTGGCTTTCGTAAAGGTAACTCTCCTAAATCTGGGTCTTCGATGTATGCCATCTTGTACTTGCAATGATAATTGGTCCGCTCTGCCCATTCGCGTGTCATTTTACGGAATTTTATGTTGGATGTCCTTGGGTCAAAATATTCGATAACCGAACGACCGACATGTAAAGGTAATCTTCTCAAGAGATCCATGATGTGATGTGATATGTGATGTGATGTGATGTGTGAAGCAGACAAAGAAAGATAAGGTAAGATAATGAATTAATACACAATATACGACTAGGAAACTATCTTGTATATATGAGAGACAACATGGCAGTAAGATATCAATTTTTGCTCTATTTCCCGATTTCTTAATTGGTTTCTTCTCTCGGTGGGCTCGCTTCGCTCGCCCTGACACACAGTAAAAAATACAATATGTACAAATACACCATGTGTTATATACAGTATATACAATATGTTTTATGTTTTATGTTTTATATGTCATGGGACTCATCGTGCATATGATACACATGATAATTATTTACAGTACAAGAGCACAGGTCAACTTGGTGACTTGTTGTCTACATAGGCAGCACGAAACGGCTTTCGTGTATGACATCGAATCACAGTGTTGCATGCAAGGCGCACATACGAAGTGTCCACAATCAAGTTTTGCTATGGTATTGATATTAAACGGTTCCATGCAAATCGGGCAATCTGGGCAATCGCTAGGAACTGTGATAGATTCGTCGAGATGCAACTTCAGTTTTTCTTTTCGCATAACAGGTTCAATCGCATGAATCATTCTACGGAATGTCATACGTGTAATCCACGTGTTGATGACAAAAGTGGACCCAGGGGATTTCCAAATACGACGCTGTAAATATGTGTTGTTGATGATTTCTGGTGTATTCAGAATATGGTCAACATCTCGGGTAGGTAACCCAGCAAACACGATTTCGCGGGAAACTGAATGGTACATGCACCCAAGGGAGTATTGTTGTGCTTTGCGCAAACGAAGTGTATCGGAATAGTTGTATTGAGCGAATTCATCGCAATGAATCATGGCAGTATATACATCTTGATATAGTGCACGAAAATGGGACTCGATATATGCGCATAAATCGCGTAAAGCATCAATCGACATATTTTTGAAAATGAAATTGGCGTAAGTGTACATAGAACCCGAAGCATATACGGACCGATTGTTGCTGTCGTGTCTCTGTCCCCATGTGGATGAATAGTTCGCTAGAATACCGCAAACGATTTGATAAACTACCTTACCTCTGATGTCCTTATGTGGACATGTATTTTTGTTGTGACCATTGGTTTTGCAAATTCCGCACGGCATTTTTCCTGTAAAATGAATGTGTTATAGATATGTCTGTATATGAAATAAAAGAGTGTGAGAAAATTGTGTGAGAGAATTGTGTGAGAGAATTGTGTTTGTTCGTTGTATACCTTTCGGTTTTTGTACTGCTTTCGGTTGTGAGTAAACACCTAGGTGGAATATCAATTTTTGCGGTGATGGGGCGAGCGGAGCGAGCCCGTATGTATATGCTGTCGATTCATAGATGTATGGATGATGACAGTAAAAAAATATATACAATAATACAATACAATACACAGTACAAAATACAGTACAAAATACAGAGTGGATATGTACAGTATACATGAATATATACATTGGTTTTATGGGTGTTTTTATAGGTAGGTGTTCATCTGACATGTGCGCATAGAAGCGTTGTTACTGGAGTTCTGCATAAGCAGCAGTTGATATGTTTTTGGGAGCCGACTTCTTCGCATTGATACATACAAGGAGCACATACAAAATGTCCACAATCGAGTTTGGCTACAGTGGTGATAGTAAATGGTTCTATACAAATAGGGCAATTGGGGTAATCATGGGGGATTGTAATAGATGCATCCCTATATACTTTGAGGCTGGCTTTGCGCATAGAGGGTCTAACTGCTTCAGACATGTGTCGGAACGTCATTTGGGAAATCCAAGGATGCATGTAGATTACACCCAAACACTTCCAAATACGGAAATACTTGAAATGGTTATTTTCCATGATTTCAGGTGTATTTAAGATATCATGTACTTGTGTTAATGGTAAACCAGCAAATACAGTATTTCGGTAAGGTGTAATGGTAGCAATGCAAATCAACGTAAACTCACAAATTTTGCGGTCTTGGGTTTCCTTTGCTTTGTTGGTCAATGCAGTAGACATAGTATCCGTGTGCTGAAAAGCAGATTCATACTGGTCTTTGAAATGTGTCACGATATATGCGCGCAATTCACGAATGGCTTCAGCAGACATAGACTTGAAGAGTTTTGCAGCAAAGTTCGTAATTGTACCAAACCCATACATGGATGTAGTACGTCTGGACCCCCAGGTTGTCTCGTAATTGGCTAGAATTAAACATACAATTTGATACACAAACTTACCTTGGATACCCATATGTGGACAATGGGTTCGGCGATGACCATCGATATGGCAAATTCCACAAGGCATATTTTTTACTATGATGAAAGAGAATAGAGACGAAAGAGAATAGAAGATTGAAATGAAGATTTTTCTGTAATATATACTTTGGTGTATTTACCTATCTTATATATACAAAAGAAACAGCATGATAGTTTGTCAACATTTGCCCTGCGATATAACAGAACTAGATAACCAACTAACCAACTAACCAATCAACCAACAAATCATCATGTATAGGGCTCGCTTCGCTCGCCCTACATAGGTGACTGTAATAGAAGTGTAGAAACTGCATCTGGTTGACGACATACAGGACAGATAGCATGACCGCGTGTATCACTATTTTCTTCTTCGTGCAACATCAATTGTTTGTCTGCACAAGGAACACAAATGTAGTGTTTGCATCTCTTTGATTTCGATAATGTATATTCATGACAGATGGAACACTTATCTTGTTTAAACGTAATCTGGTTGTGATCACGAAAATGGAATACACGATGCAACAATACTTCTTCTTGGAGTTTTTTCTCCTGAAACAGGTAGAATTTGCAATTATAGTGATTGTACCGTAACAAACTGATGTGAATGTACATGAATTTGACAAAGTTTTGGTATTCGTCGGGTTTCATGCCATGGAAAACATCTTCATAATAGCAGTAGTCCTCATCGGTGGTCGCGTCTTTTACGCGATGTGCATACAAGTGTAATTCATATCCATAGATACTTTCATGGGAATTCCAGTACAAATAACAGATTGGGTGTACGAATACACTGTGGATAGTACAAATATGAGACAAGTCAATATTGATTTCTTTATCATAATAGACGAATTCACTCTTTTTCTTACAGTATTTCTCAATATATTCAAAATCGGCTTGTTCCAAACGGGTATTCCATATATTCATCAGTTCCAAAATATCACTTTGCGCAATATCTGGCGAAGATGGGCAACTCGATGAGGATGATGAGGATGATGGAGATGAGGGTTGCCGACTACGCTTACTTGCGCGGGTTTGGGTGGCTATATTCTCTGTAGGTTCAGACATGGTAGAAATGTAGACTACATAATGGACTGTATCACTATGGATGTGATATGCATGCCAGTTTGTCAACATTTGTCTCATATGTGTGTACAGTAAAATACTGTAAATACATATCATATCATATCATATCATATTTCCGTTTATGGGTTCTCTCGTATATATTTACGGGCAAGTCGGCGTGCACGGCTGGTTTTCTTACAGCCTTTATCAAGTAAATGATAATCTACTTTGCTTGCGGGTCCACCAGTAATAGAACTGGCTAAACGGGCACGAGCCCAGGATTGTGCGGTTTGCATAGGACGAGACCCACTAGAGTAAAATGCACCACGTCCTTTACGGGTAATTCTGCGTAATGTCTGTAAAGAACATCCGGATTTGCGTGCCAATGTTTTGGAAGGAGTGATTTTCTGTACATGATACATTTTTTTGGCTTTTTCAACATGAGAGGATTTTTTATTTTTGTAGCTTTTTAATTTGGGTCTCTCGATATATTTGCCTTTTTTGTATAATTTGCGGGTATTTTTGATATTAGCTAATGCTTTTTTACGGTCACGTTTTGAGAGAGTTTTTGGTGCATATTTGGTGGGGATGGTCATGATGGATAGAATAGGATGTATCTTTACAGTAAGAATATAAAATTATTTTCGGGGTGCCATGGGTTTTCTTCCTTGTTTGGTTGTGGTAGGTGCAGGACGAGCAACTGTTTCTGGATCATCTGCGATATCGACATCTAATTTTGGATGACTAATAAATTCGTTTGTTTCTTCTGTAGTTGCATTTTCCAAATTGGTATTTCCGTAACAAACTAATGGGAATTTCTCTTTATGGCTACTTCTGTACAAACGACAATCTACCGCGGATTCTTTGATGACATGTAAGAATTGGTCAATCAACTGCTGTTTCATTACTGCTAATTCGTAAAGATATTCATCTGTGGTGATTGCATGTGAAGGGTTGATTTTACTTAAGTCGCTAGTCATCAATTCTTTAAATTCGTGGCTTTTCATTTGAGATTCTGAAAATACACTCAAGTATAAGAATACTTGTACGGTTTGCATGTTGGTCGGTAAATCTAAATGACTTCCGATACGTCTGGCTCGACCAATGACTTGGTCGAGACGGGTTTTGTGCCAGTATGGTTCTGTAATATGAACGAAGCGTGTATTCTTCAGATTGATTCCTTCGGCTCCGGCTTTGGTAATCATAAAGGCTTTGACAATATCACCATATTTATTGTGGTCAGGAGAGACTTTTTGTAATCGTGTGGAGATAGCATCGGGGACTTTTGACCAGATACCATTATAGATATTACGTAATATTTCTTTTGTTTCAGTATCTTCGTTACCAGTGTACATGATAAAGGCGGGTTTCCCTGCATTTTCAGGAATATCGTAATCCACTAGTCGCCAATCATTGGAACGGCGTTCGATTTTCAGTTCTCTCATATTATTGGCTTCCATGGAATATTTGATGAACATTAATCCTTCTAAATTGAGGAAATCACTGTAAACTAGATGAGGTCCACGATTTGCGGGGTCTTGAATACGAGACAAAATTTCAGAGAATTTCGGACTATATGTGTTTAATATTTCTTTACGGAAAAACTCGTCTTTGCGTTCGCCCATCACTTTGGTGGTTCTCTCGATTTCTTTTTTATAGATTTCTTTTTTCCGTTTCA